GCTTGTTTATCGCGAGGTCTGCCAGCGCAACAACTGGAAGAGTATCGAACAGCCAGGCTACGGCAAGGGCTATGCCGAAGCTGACTACATTTGGCAGGAGTTTCTAGACGGCGCGAACGCGCTGCGAAATCAGCGCGGCATGACGATCGTCATGATTGCCCATGCGGTCATTGATCGCTTTGACGATCCGACGACGCAGTCTTACTCGCGCTACGATATTGATCTGCACAAGCGCGCGAAAGCGATCATTGATCGCGAGGTCGATGCAATACTGCTGCTGAAACAGGAAGTCGCCGTGAGCAAAGAAGATCAGGGCTTCCAGAAGTCGCGCGGTATTGGAATGAGCGGCGAAAAGCGGTGGATTTATACCGAGGGCCGACCGGCTTGGACGGCCAAGTCTCGCTATCCCATGCCGCCACGTATTGCCTACGAGCGCGGCGCTGGATACGCTGCGTTAGCGGAATATCTGCCGCAAGTCTGACAATCGTAAACCTGAAAGGAACAGAAAATGGCACGCTTGAACCAAATCTTTGACCCGTCAACCGTATCTGACGACCGCGCCGCTATCCCTGCCGGAAACTATACGGCGCAAATCACTGACAGTTCGCTTGAGATCACAAAGGCTGGCACCGGCAGCTATATCAAGCTGCAGTGGGTGTTGATCGGCGGCGAACAATCTGGGCGCGTCCTTACGCAACAGATCACCTATGAAAACAACAATCCGCAGGCGGTCGAAATCGGCCAACGCACGCTTAAGCGTCTGTGCGACGCGCTTGGCACTGGTCCTGTTTCAGACACTACTGATCTGCACTTGAAGCCCTGCACGATTGTGGTCAAGGTGAAGCCTGAACGCACAGATCCTGTGACCGGAAAGCAGTACCCGGAAGGCAATGAGATTTCCGGTTTTAAGGCCATTGATGGGTTCCGCCAGGCCGGAACGCCTGCGCCTGCGCTGCCAGTCAGCGCAACGCCGCTGCCGCCTCCGCGCGTTGTTGCAAATACGACGCGCCCCTGGGCGAAATAACTTCACCGAAAACGCCCCGGTTGGCCACGCCAGCCGGGGATTTTTCTGGATATATCGAAACATCGCCGGAGGACCGAGACGATGGTTAAGCTAGCTATGCCTGTCAGCCAAACCCTGACGGCAATCAATGAGGCGCGCGAGAGCGCGCAGGAATCGCGCAGGTCGCGCAGAATGGGCGGTTCGACAATTGGCGACCCATGCGACCGCAAGCTTTGGTACGCTTTCCGATGGGCGTTGCCAGCCGAGCGACACGATGCGCGGACGCTGCGGCTGTTTCAGACCGGCCACTGGGAAGAAGAGCGGCTTCTCAATGATCTTCGGCTTGCCGGCGTTTCAGTATTTGGCGAGCAGGACGAGGCAGAACTTTGTGGAGGCCATTTCGTCGCAAAGATCGATGCGATGGCGTCCGGCGTTATTGAAGCGCCGAAGGCTGTGCATATCGTTGAATGCAAGACGCACAATGCCAAAAGCTTTGCCGCGCTGGAACGATCCGGCGTGCAAGAGTCAAAGCCCATGCACTTCGCACAGATGCAAATCTACATGCACGCATTCAAGCTCGACCGCGCGCTCTATATCGCCGTCAACAAGGACACAGACGCGCTCTATGTGGAGCGCATCAAGCTAGATCCAGAAGCTGTGCATAGGCTTGAGCAAAAGGCGCTAAGGATTATCGAGGCAGACCGGGCGCCTCCGCGCATCGCGCTGGACGCTGACAGCTTTAGCTGCCGGTTCTGCCGGTATGCCAGCATGTGTCACGACGAGGACGCCGCAGAACGCAACTGTCGGACATGCCTGCACGTTACTCCGGTCATGAATGATGGCGGCTGGCATTGCGCCGCGCACGGCAAGATGCTGACGCCAGAGGAACAAGATGCCGGGTGCGGCGACCATCGCTATCTTCCAGACCTGGTGCCAGGCGAGCAGATCGACGTGGACGGCGGCATTGTCGTCTATCGCATGCGCGACGGCTCAGAGTGGAGGGACGGAGATGCTTGAGCTTCGCCCCTATCAGCGCAAGGCGCTAGAAAAGGTCTATGATTATTGGGCAGCGGGCGGCGGGAACCCGCTGGTTGATCTTGCGACCGGCCTTGGCAAGTCGGTGCTGATTGCCGAGCTGGTCAAGTCAGCCATCACGGCGTGGCCAGACATGCGCGTCCTGATGCTTGTGCATGTCCGCGAGCTGGTGCGGCAGAACTATCTTGAGATGCGCGCGCTGTGGCCGGAAGCGCCAATCGGCATCTATTCCGCCGGTCTCAACCAGCGCGACGGCCAGGCGCAAATCGTCTTTGCCTCAGTGCAGTCCGTCTACAAGCGCGCAAGCCTGCTTGGCCGGCGAGATCTTGTGATCATTGATGAGGCGCACCTTGTGCCAAAGGACGGATCCGGCATGTACCGCAGCCTGCTCACAGCACTGCGCGAGGAATGCCCCGACATGCGCGTCTGCGGGTTTACCGCGACCCCCTACCGGCTCGACAGCGGTCGGCTTGATAAGGGCGACGAGAAAATGTTCGATGAGGTAGTCTATAGCTACGGCATCGCGGAAGGCGTCGAAGACTTTTATCTTGCGCCGCTACACTCTCGCGCCGGGAAGGTTGAGATCGACGTGTCAAACGTCGGCAAGCGCGGCGGCGAGTTCATTGCTTCTGAGCTTGAAAGCGCCGCGATGGACGAAAACATTATTGCGCGCGCTGCGCGTGAGATCGTTGAGCGTGGCGCGGATCGCAGGTCATGGCTGATCTTCTGCACCGGCATCGCGCACGCCGAAATGGTTGCGGAGGCAATCAAGGCATGCGGCGTTGAGGCGGTGGCTGTCCATAGCAAGATGAGCCGCGAGGCCCGAGATGAGGCGACGACAGCTTTCAAGGAGGGGCGGCTTAGGTGCCTGACCAACGCGCAGGTGCTGACGACAGGCTTTAACGCCCCGACGACAGACCTCATTGCATTCCTGCGCCCGACGCTTTCAACCGGGCTTTATGTTCAGATGATGGGGCGCGGGACGCGTACGGCGCCCGGAAAAGATAACTGTCTGGTGCTGGACTTCTCAGGAAATGTTCGGCGTCATGGTCCTGTCGATGCAGTACGACCTGCAGAAAAGCGCAGCGGGTCGGGCGACAAAAACGAACAAGGCGTAAAGGTCGATGAGGACGACCAGCGCGCCAAGACATGCCCGAAGTGCGAGCACCTGGTCCTTAAAACAGACATTGTCTGCAAGTACTGCGGCCACGAGTGGCCAGCGCCACCGCCCAAGCATGCGCCCAAGCCAGACACTGACGTTGCTGTCATGACCCGCGAGCTCCCGCGCGGGCCAGCCGGGTCTATTCGCTGCACGGTATACGCCTGGGACGCTTTTCGGCATGAGAAATATAACGATCCGTTGGCACCGCCCACGGTTCGCATCCAGTATCGTGCCGGCACGTCGTACTACAAAGAATGGCTATGCCCCGAGCATCCAATCGGAAGCTTCCCGCGCCGCAAGTTCTTTGAGTTCTGGGACGAGCACGGTGGCGGCTTGCCGATCCCTGAGACGGTAGAAGAGGCGATTAAGCGTTGGGATGAACTAAAGCTGCCGGCGGCAATCTTCGTCAAGATTGGGGATCAATTTCCCAAGATTGTCGGGCGATCCATGATCGACGAGAAGAAAACAGCTTAGGAGGATAGAGACATGACACAGATATTGGACCCAATTTTTTCCATTGATGCCGAAGCAGTCGCCGTTGGCGGCAGGGCTGCGGGCAGGATGCTTGACCGGATCGGAAAAACCGATCTTGTGACATTGACGGCTGACGAATGGCAGGAGTTCTGCGGCGTGCTTGTAATGTCTACGCTGGACGCCGCCCTGCATGGTCTCGTGCTGCGCCTTGAGCGAGAGCCGCTTTCAATCGAAGAAACATTCGACGCAGATCGGCGTCCGTCATGAACGCCGAGAAACCAGCGAGCGAGAGCCCCTATGGACGCGCAGCAGAAGAGCTGTCGGGGCTTGGATATCATGTCATTCCAATCGGGCCGGGAACTAAGTCGCCGGGGCTCTACAGTTCAGGCCAATGGTTTGGGCTCAAGGAATGGCAGAGATATCGCGACACGCCGCCGACTCAGTTTGAGCGCCGGCATTGGGGCGCACGGTGGCCAGACGCAGGCATAGGCATCGTGCTAGGCACGAGGCTGGATGCGTGGCAACTCATCGCGATTGACATTGATACGATCCACCTGGACGACTTCGACACCCTGTCACGCGCGCTTGCAGCCTCGCCAATGGTCAAGCGAGGACTGAAGGGGGAGACGCGGTTTTATCGTGCTGCGTTAGACCTGCATTCGCATAGCTACTGGAAGGAGGGGCGCGGCGTCTGCGATATCCTGACAGGCGAGCAGACGCG